CGGCAACCGCGCCCGGGTCAATGACGCCGGCAAGGCGCTATTGCTGGCGCACGCCATTCGCGGCGACCTCGATCACTTGGGGGCCAACGTCAATCTGCAGCGCCTGGTCATTCAGGCCGAGGATCTGCTGGCGGTGCCACCGGTGCCCAAGGTCATGGAAGACGATGACCCGTTTCGAGAGCGCATCCAGTTGGCCTATGAGGGTTTGACCACAGCCGGCCCACGTAACAGCTACATCCTGCATGCGCGTAACGCTTCTGGGCTGGTGGCAGACGCCACGGCCGAAAGCCCGAAGCCTTGCTACGTTACGGTAACGGTGCTGGGTCTGGACGGGGAGGGTGAAGCGCCGCCAGATCTGCTGGCGACGGTGGCCGCTGCGCTGAATGACGATGACGTTCGCCCCGTAGGTGATCGGGTGACCGTGCAGAGCGCGCAGGTGATCCGCTACGAGATTGACGCCATCTTGCACATGGCCGGCGCCGGCCCGGAAGCAGATGCCAGTTTGGCCGAGGCGAAAAGCCGGTTGGCAGCCTGGATCAATCCGCGCAAGCGGCTGGGTGTAGAAGTCGCTCGCTCCGCTGTTGACGCCCAGCTGCACGTTGCCGGTGTTGCCCGGGTTGAGTTGGTCGGGTGGCAGGATCTGGCCCCAACCAAGGCGCAAGCGGCGTTCTGTACGCGCTACAACGTGAGGCTGGCGGGCTGATATGAAGAGTCTACTTCCGCTCAACAGCACCCAACTGGAACGGGCCATGGAGGCCGCGTTCTTCGAAAAGACGATTGTCCCTCTGCGCGCCCTCTACAACGCTGATACCTGCCCGGTGCATTTGCTGCCGCACCTGGCATGGGCATGGTCGGTGGATCGCTGGGATTACCGGTGGACTGAGGCGACCAAGCGCGCGGCCATCAAGGCGTCGTACTACATCCACAAGCACAAAGGCACCATCGGCGCGTTGCGTCGGGTGGTCGAGCCGCTGGGCTACCTGATCGAGATTATCGAGTGGTTCAACACGGTGCCCGAGGGCGTGCCGGGCACTTTCGCGCTGAAGGTCGGGGTTCTCGATACTGGCATCACCGAAGAAATGTATCAGGAGCTTGAGCGCCTGATTGACGACGCCAAGCCCGTCACCCGCCATCTGACCGGGCTTGCGATCAGCCTGGAAACCCAAGGCAATTTAAACATCGCCGTGTCCCTTTACGAGGGCGACGAAATCGACGTTTACCCACCCGTCATGCGTGACATCGAGGTCACCGGCAGCTTCGGCGTGGTCGGGCGCGAACACACCATTGATACCCTGGACGTTTATTATGATTGATGCGAATTCGCAGTTTTTCGCGATCCTCACGAACGTGGGGATGGCCAAGCAGGCGAACGCCGACGCGCTCGGCATTCCCTGGCTGCTCACACAGATGGGCGTGGGGGATGCTAACCCGGGCGGGTTAGCTGATCCGCCTAACCCGATCCCCTCGGCAGGTCAGAGCAAGCTCCTCAACGAGTGGCGCCGTAAGCCGCTCAATCAACTGAAGATCGACCCGGTCAACCCAGCGGTGATTATCGCCGAGCAAATCATTCCGGCCGATGAAGGCGGTAAGTGGATTCGCGAAATCGGTCTGTACGATGCGGACGGCGATCTTGTGGCGGTGGCCAACTGCGCGCCGAGCTTCAAGCCAAACTTGGCTCAAGGCTCGGGCCGCACGCAAATCGTGCGCATCAATTTCGTCGTTACCAATACCGGCAATATTCAGCTCAAGATTGACCCGGCGGTTGTGCTGGCCTCGCGGGCCTACGTCGACGCGGCGATTCTGGAAGTGCTGCCGAAGAACAAAACCGCCGGCGAATTTACCCGGGTCAAGGTCAATGATCGCGGCGTGGTGGTGTCCGGTGATAACCCGGACACGCTGGCCAAGATGGGCATCAAGGACAGTTACACGAAAGACGAAGTCGACGCGATGACTGCCCAGGCCACGGAAATCAAGCTCGGCACGGCCAAGATTGCCACGCAGGCGATGACGGATGCCGGCACCAATGACGCCACGATCGTGACCCCGAAAAAGCTGCGCTGGGGGTTTTCGGTCAGCATTAACGGCGGCAATGCCAATTACATTATTTTCCCAAGCTGGCTCGGGGGGCTAATGATTCAATGGGGTGCCACCGTCCCTATTGCCTCCGGCGCTAACTTGCTTCACGCCTTTCCTGTGGCCTTTGCATCTGCACTACCTACGGTTGTCCTTTCGTATCCCAATAACTCTGTCGATGGGGCCAAGGGGGATACCTACATTGCGCAGTTGAAGGGGATCGCCCTGGCGAACATGACGGTCAGGAACTTGGGGCCGAGCCCTGCGCAATACGGCTATATCGCGATTGGCCGATAACTAAATTCTACAAGGGCGGAAAAATGAAGTACGCAACCTTTAACACCGCTGGTGAACTCTTGGGGCGATATGACTCCGCTGTTCATTCCAGTGTTCCAGAAGGCGCTGTAGAGCTGTCTGATTCTATTTGGTTGGCCACCAAGAATGACACTGATGCTGTTTGGCGGCTGGTCGACGGTGAGGTGATTAAGCTGCCATTTGCCGAAGTGGTCCCGGACTATGCGCAGTTAGTTGCCGTTGAGCGTTACAAGCGTGAGGCCACCGGTGTCACTGTTGAGGGCTTGTTGATCGAGACGACCCGCGACAGCCAGGCGCTGATTGCCAGTACCGGACTGTCTGCTGTCCTCGATCCCGAATACCGCTGCAACTTCAAGACGGTGACGGGTTTTGTAGAGATTGGTTCGGCGCAAATCATCGCGATCGCCAAGGCGGTCCGGGCGCACGTACAGGCCTGTTTTGACCGTGAGCTGACGCTGTTGCGGGCGATCGAGGCCGGCGAGTATTACGACGACATGCTGTTGCAAGGCTGGCCGGATTCCCCGCCGCCAGATCCTGTCGAGCTGCAATAAACGCCCCGCACTGACGGGGCGTTTTCTTTTCCGTTACGCGTAACACCAACACCCTACACAGCCTCGCTTATGCGGGGCTTTTTCGTTTCTGGAGACTGACCCTTATGAGTTTTTTCCACGGCGTCACGACCACGTCGGTCGACACTGGCGCGCGCACCATCTCGCTGCCCTCGTCGTCGATTATCGGTCTGTGCGACACCTTCACCCCGGGCGTTCTCGGCGGCGGCACGGCGAAAGCCGGCGAACTGAAGTTAATCACTACCGAGCGCGAGGCCATTGCCGCCTTCGGCGCCGATTCGGCAATCACCAAGGCGTGTAAGGCGATCTACGTCAAAGCCAAGGCGGTGATCGTCGCCATCGGCGTGCCCAAGCTGGAGGACGCGGCGCTGCAGACCTCAGCGATCATTGGCGGTGAACTGGTCTCGGGTCAGCGTACCGGCCTGCAGGCGCTGCTCGACGGTAAAAGCCTGTTCAACGCTCAGCCGCGGTTGTTGATCGCCCCGGGCCACACCGCGACTCAGGCGGTGGCTACGGCGCTCGACAGCGTGGCGCAGAAGCTGCGCGCGATCGGCATCATCGACGGCCCGGGTACGACCGACGAGGCCGCTATTGCCTACGCCGAGAACTTCGGCAGTCGCAACCTGTTCATGGTCGACCCGGGCGTCAAGTATTGGGACACCGGCACCAGTTCGACGGTCGACGCGCCCGGCTCGGCTTGGGCTGCAGGCCTGTTTGCCTGGACGGATGCTGAATACGGTTTCTGGGCCTCGCCATCGAACAAGGAGTTGACCGGCATCACCGGTACCGGTCGCGCGGTCGAGTACCTGGACGGCGACGAGACGTGCCGAGCCAACCTGCTCAACAACGCCAATATCACCACCATCATTCGCGATGACGGTTATCGCCTGTGGGGCAACCGCACGCTGTCGAGCGATCCGAAGTGGGCCTTCGTTACCCGCGTTCGCACGCTGTTCATCCTCATGGATGCGGTGCAGGCGGGGCACAAGTGGGCGGTCGACCGTTCGATCACCAAGACCTACGTGACCGATGTCACCAACGGTCTGGATGCGTTCATGCGCGACCTGAAAGCCCAGGGCGCGATCATCAACTTTGAAGTGTTCGCCGACACCGAACTGAACACGGCCAGCCAGATCGCCCAGGGCAAGGTGTATTGGCGCATCCGTTTCACCGACGTGCCGCCAGCAGAGAACCCGAATTTCCTTTTCGAAGTCACCGATCAGTGGATGACCGAAGTGCTTGAAGCAGCCTAAGGGGGCGTAACCAATGATTCCTCAGACTTTGTACAACACCAACCTGTTCGTCGACGGCGTGAACTTTTCCGGCGACGTGCCGAGCCTGACGCTGCCCAAGCTGACCACCAAGACTGACGAATATCGTGGCGGCGGCATGGCTGGCCCGATCGATATGGATCAGGGGCTTGAAAAAATGGAAGCCTCGTTTGTCACCAAAGGCGTGCGCCGCGAGTCGCTGAAGTACTTCGGTCTGGCTGACGGCACGGCGTTCAACGCCACGTTCCGAGGCGCCTTCAAGGGCCAAAAGGGCGCGGTGACAGCGGTCGTTGCCACTCTGCGCGGTCGCCTCAAAGAGGTCGATCTCGGTGACTGGAAAGCCGGTGATGCGGCCGAGATCAAACACGCCGTTTCGGTCACGTACTACAAGCTCGAAATTGACGGGCGCCTGATGTACGAAATCGACATGGTCGCCGGCATTCAGGTGATCGACGGCAAAGACCAACTGCTCGAAGTGCGCAACGCGCTCGGCATGTAAGGAATAGATCCAGATGACTCAAGTAATCGCTAAAACCCTGCCGGCCTGGCTGTCGCTCAGTGCAATCGGTGCCGTCGTAACCCTGACCCGCCCAAGCCAAGCCAATAGCGTCGACGTCGAGGCGTTGACCCTGCGTGCCCCGACCGTGCGTGCGGTACGCGCGGCCGATCGCGCCGCCAATGGTGACGACGAACAGCGCGAGCTGATGTTGTTCGCCGGTCTGGCTGAAGTCGGGCTGAAGGATCTTGAAGGCCTCAAGATGGCCGACTATCGCCGCGTGCAAGCGGCGTATACGCACCTGGTGCCGAAAACCGATTATTCGGACTCGATGCCGGCATGGTTGTCGCTGAGCACCGATCAGGTGCTGGTAACGCTGTCGTGTCCGAGCGAAATCAACGGCGTGACGGTCGACAAGCTGGCCTTGCGTTCGCCGACTGTGGGCGACGTGCGGGCGGCCAATCGTGAAGTGGGTGGCGATGATGAGCAGCGCGAGCTGGTGTTGTTTGCTGCATTGTCCGGTGCGCGTGTGGCGGATCTGGAGGGGCTGAAGCTGGTGGATTTTAACCGCTTGCAGGCCGGCTATTTTCGCATGGACAACGACGACGGGCTTTAACCCCAGCGTGATCAAGTCGGCGGCGAAACGTCTGGCGGCGGAAACCGGATTTTCCGCCGCTGAGATCCAGTCGATGCCGTTCGCGGATATGGTGTGGTGGCTCACGGATTGAGCCGCCACCGGTAGTGCTGGGCACATGAGGGCCATGACATGGCAAACAAACTCGCCCTCGGGCTGGTGATCGGCGGCGCCGTCAGTTCCACGGTCGGCGCCGCGTTCAAGGACGTGACCGGGCGCATCAAGCGCCTTGAGGCAGAAGGCAACAAAGCGCGCGTGCTGCAGCGCACGATTGGCGACACCATCCGCCTGCGCGAAGAATGGAAAAAGGCTCACGACACCGGCGCTGCCGGCGCGTCCAAATTACTCAACCGTTTGAACTCGAACCTCGACAGCTTGAAAAAGCAGGGGATCGAGGTCGGCCGGCTGGAAAAAGCCTATCGCTCGATGGGCCAGACGGCCAACAAAGCCGAGCTGAAAGCCAAGGGGCATCAGCAGATTGATTCTGGTGTAAAGGGCATGAAGGGCGCTGTCGGTGCAGCGGTGGTCGGTGTCGGTGCCATGGCGGTGCCGACCAAGGTCAGCGCTGATTTTGGCGCGATTGTGCGTGACATCGCGATCAAGGCCGGCATTGCCAACAAGCCGCAAGAGCAGGAGATGTCGCGCAAGATCATCGACACTTCACGCGACACCGGCATGGCGCGCAACGATGTGGCCGACGTGGTCAATCAGTTGGTCGGCGCCGGTATGGATCTGAGCAAGGCGCTGGAATACGCGCCTGTCGCGGCCAAGTTTGTCGTGGGTCAGGGATCCAGTGGTGTCGACACGGCGAAGATGATCAACGCCCTGGGGCAGAACGCCAAGATCACCGACCCCAAGCAGATGCAGCAGGCGCTGGAGGCGATCGCCTACCAAGGGCAGGCGGGCAGTTTTGAAGCGGCCGACATGGCCAAGTGGTTTCCGGAGCTGTTGGCCAACATGGCCAGCAACGGCATCACCGGCTTGGATGCGGTGACGCAACTGGGCGCCATGTTGCAGGTGCAGATGAAGCAGGCCGGCAGTTCGGATGAAGCGGCCAACAACCTGAAAAACTGGATGGGCAAAATCGGTTCGACCGATACGGTCAAGGCCTACGAAAAAGCCGGGATTGATTACAAGGGATCGATGCAGACCGGTTTGCAAAACGGTATGTCGACGCTTGAGACCAGCATGTCGCTGGCTCAGAAATACATTCAGGCGACCGATCCGAAGCGTGCGGCGGCCATGGCCGAAGCGACGTCAAAAATCAGCAAGGAAGCTAATCCCGATAAGGCCAAGGCCATGATGGCCTCGCTGGAAGAATCCCTGCGTACCGGCGACCTGTTCGCCGACATGCAGGTCAAGGCTGCACTGTCGGCCTACATGCAGAACAAGGGGCTGTACAGCCAGCTCAAAAACGATTCGCGTGACGCCACCGGGATTCTCGACAAGAACCTCGCCGAGCGGCGCGAGTCGTCATCGCAGAAATGGGCGGAAATGGCCCAGTCGATGGATGACGCCATGCGCAGCATCGGTGATGCGTTGCGCCCGGTGACGGACACCGTGGCCGAGTCGTTGACCAAGGTGACTAAAGGCATTACGTCGCTGACTGATAGCGCGCCCGGGGTGGTTGCCGGTATCGCCACGGTCGGGGCGGGGCTGATCGCCTTAAAAGGTATCTTCAGCACGATCAAGATCGGCAAGGGGTTGCTAAACCTTGCGCGTAGGTCGCGCGGTGGCAGGAATGGGAGCGAAGCCCCAAATAAGAACCCCGGAGAACTTGATCTGGTAGCGACCGGCCTGGATGTTGTTTCGCGGGTGAAGGAAGCGGCAGCAGGCGGTGGCCTTGGTGCTGAAAGCGGTGGAGGTAACGACGGCGTCAAGAAGGTTTTCGTCGTCAATGCCGGCGCTATGGGTGGCGGTGTGGATGCGTCGGGCGAATCGCGCCGACGTGGACGTGGATCAAGGCGCAGCGCTCGGCGCCGGTCATTGCCGAGTTCGAGAGGTCCTCGCCCATCTGTGCCTCGTCCACCTGTTCCGGTTTCACGGCCCCCTGTTTCGATCTCTTCGCCATCAGTCCCTTCCGTTCCAAGTGGGGCATTGTCCAAGCTCGGCGTTGTCGCAGGAACCGTCGGTAAGGTCGGCAAGGCGGCCAAGGTCATTCCTGGCGGCACGCTGCTGGAGTCCGGCGCGATGGCTTTTGAAACCTTTCAAAACGCCAAGACCAAGGACGAAAAAGCCGAAGGTTACGGTTCGGCCGCGGGCAACCTAGCCGGCACCATGGCCGGTGCAGCAGCAGGCGCCGCCATTGGTTCGGTTGTGCCGATCATCGGCACCGCGATCGGCGGCATGATCGGTGCTTATCTGGGCAGTCAGGGCGGTGCGGCGCTGGGCGGGTCGTTGGGTAAGTCGCTGTTCGGCGGTGAGGATGAAAAGCCCGAGCAAACGGCAAAGGCGCCGGTGCCGCTGACGCCGCTCATGATGGCGTCAGCGGCGCAGCAAGGCCCGGTGCTGGGGGATGTCGCGCGCTCAATGGCAGTGACGGCGCCGCTCAAGTCGGCGGCGATGGCTATCCAGCCCAAGGAGGCGGAGAAGCCCGTTCCGGCCAAGGTGGATCAGCAGTTTCAGTACTCGCTGAACATGCCGGTGACGGTGCAGGGCGACGTCAAGGACCCGCAAACCTTGGCGCAGGATCTGATGCCGCACATGCAGCGAATGATGGCGGATGCGGCGAAGAGTAACGCCGCCAAGCTGTACGACGAACCCCATGTCTAAGGAGGTTTCATGGCTTACATGGAGCAAATGCAATCGAGCCTGAAGTATTTGGTCGAGGCGGCGGAAACCGGCCGACGCAGTGCCGACGGCATGCTGACCCCGGTCAACGGTGCGATCCGCGAACTGACCGGCGCCGCGTCCGAGCTGGAAAACATCCCGTTTGTCGGCCCGGCCATCGGCGCCAAACTTCAGCGGGTGATGCGCGGCGTCGACGCGGCTCAGGCCAAGGTCGGTCAGGTGGTAGCGGTGTACGGCCGCGCCACCCGCGCGGCGGCTGAAGTGCAGGAACGGCTGGGCACGTTGAAGGAACAGGTGGGCAAGGCGGCCACGGCGATCAACAACGTCGCCGGCAAGGTCAGTCCGTCGCTGGCCAACATCGTGCCCACCAGTTCCTTTGCCGTGGAGGCCACGCCGGCGCCGGAGGCGGTGAAGCCGTTCCCGCATCTGATGATCATTCAGCCGCGCGATCCGAAGATTGAGCCGTATTACTTCAACCTGGACACGGCAGCTTTCGACGAGCTGAGCCGTTCAACCGAATTCCGCTGGGCTTCGCAGGAGCGGCTGACGCGCCGGCCGGCGAAGCAAGCCATCGGCATGGGTGATGAAAAGCTGACGCTCAAGGGCACTATCTACCCAGGCTTCAAGGGCGGATTGAAGCAGCTCGACACCCTGCGTTCCATCGGGGCCAGGCAGCAACCGCTGACGCTGACCACGGGGTATGGCGAAGTGATCGGAACGTGGTGCCTGAAAAACATCAACGAGGAACAGTCCGCACTGCTGCACGGTGGGATTGCTCGCAAACAGGGGTTCACTTTGGAGTTTGAGCGCTATGGCGACGACATGCAGGACGTCTGACGGCGACATGCTCGATGTCATTTGCAACAACGTTTACGGCCATCTGAATGGCAGCGTCGAGGCCGTGCTCGATGCCAATCAGGGGTTGGCTGATGAGCCTCAGCCGTTCCGGTTGGGCGTGATCATCGTCCTGCCGGATCTGCCCAGCCCGACCAAT